ACCCTCAGTTTGCACAAGCTGTGGATGTTCTGCGTAAGTCCTTTAATCAAGAGCGTTTAGACGGATTAGAGAAACTATCGTATGAACAGGCTTCAGAGGCAAAAAACACAGCAGAGCGTATCTTTCAGTTAAAAGCGTTAGATCCACATAAGTACAGGGACAGGATGCAAAACAATAATACGCAAGTAAATGTCATGGTTGCAGGAATTACACCAAAAGACCGTAGTAAGATGATAAAGAACATAAAATGAAGTATTATCCGTATGCCGTAGACAGCAAAGGAGACATTCAATATTTATCACCTAGAGACTTCTTACTTGACATATTACGCAGTTTATACGGATTGGATAAAGTAGATTCTAAGGAAATTGTGGACACAGCGATAAAGATCTTTGATTTGGAATCAGATGGTAGCTTACCAATAGATTGGAAAGAGTTATATAAGAATACAGCATGAATGACGATATATTAATTACATATAAGTATCCAGATGGGACTCCAACTGATCCTCTGCCACATCAGCAGGAATATCATTTATATACAGGTTGGAGCAAGCATCATTTAATGGCAGGCAGTTTAGGTACAGGAAAGACCGAGGCCATGTGCATGGAAGCTATCCAACAAAGTGCAGCGTATGAGAATAACTTAGGACTTATGGGACGAAAAGTATTAGATGCGTTCAAAAAATCGACATTGATTCAACTCCTGGACTTAGCAGGTGGTTTTGTTTCCAAGCACAGGTCTCAAGATAGAGAGATCATCTTTAAGAATGGTTCAAGAATAGTATATATGGCCTTAGATGACTCTAGGGACTCGATACAGCGTATTAAGTCGATGAATCTAGGGTGGTATGCCTTTGACCAGTTAGAAGAGGTTTCTGAGCAGACCTTTATTGCTGCGGCAGGTCAGTTGAGAAAGAAAGGTGTCATGCGTTGCAGTTTTCATACTTGCAACCCTGCAGGACATGATTGGGTATGGAAGAAATTCAAACAACATAAAGAAAAGCAGAATAAGACAAAAGGTGATTATAGACTGATAGAAACTCGTACTTGGACACCCGATGTACCTCCACCTGAAACAGACGAAGAAGTTAAGGTTTATAGCGATAACCCACACCTCCCTGCAGACTACATCAAACATTTACTCTCCATGCCTCCAATGTGGGTTAATCGCTATGTATATTGCAGTTGGGACGATTTTGCAGGTTTGGTCTATCCGATGTTTGACGAAAAGGTTCATGTGATAAAACCCTTTGAAATGCCCAAGTGGTGGAATAGATATGTGGTTTACGACTATGGTTACAAAAACCCGACCTGCATATTGTTCGCAGCTGTAGATGATGAGAAGAATATCTATGTATATGATATAATTTATGGTGATGAGATGCGTATAGACGAGATAGTGCCGATGGTAGAAGATAGGTTAGAGACTGGTATAGACTATGAGTTTATTGCAGATCCTTCTATTAACAGGACGGAGAGGGACGGTTACTCTATTGCTGATGAGTGGGAAGAGTATGGCATACAGTGGGAGAGAGCTAATAACGACAAAAGAGCAGGATTTGATAGGGTAGCACGCTACTTAACGACCGATAAGAACGGACATTGTCAATTAAAGTTCTTTGATGTCAGGAATATGGGATTCTTATTGGATGAGATGATGGATTACAAATGGAAAGAATTAAAACACGGGCATAGTGAAAAAAGCGCACCAGAAGAGCCTGTGAAGAAAAATGACCACGCTATGGACTGTGTTAGGTATCTGGTTCATGCTGTTGAAGGTGCGAATAAACCAAAACGCAGGGATTCGTACAGAACCCCTAGTTTCTTTAGACAAGCAACAAGTTGGATGGGTACATGAGCGATTTAGCATATTTACACGAAGTTTTTCAAGCAATGCAGAGTAGTAATAAGAAGTTTATGAAGTCTGCAAGAGAATCTATGTATTTTTACACGGGTGGGTACGGAACTGGACAATGGGATCATGCCGACATTTCCAAATTAAGATCTGAAGGTCGTCCTCCTCTTCAGCTTAATATTATTCTTCCAAAGGTCAATCTAGTGACAGGAATTGAACGGCAGGGCAGAACATCGTACCGTGCCAGACCCGTAGAAATGAATGATGATAATGAAGCTAAGTTAATTACTTCTTTATTATATCACCTAGATAAAAGTCAATCTTTACACAATGTTTTCAGTCGTGTATTCAAAGACGGTGTAATTACAGGTAGAGGATGGGTTGATATGTCCGTAGAACCAGGTGAATACTTTGATAGTAAGATAAGTATTCGTAGAGAGTCATGGGCTAATGTACTGATGGATCCCGAAGCGACAACTCCCGATTGTGAGCAGTGGGGTAGATTAGCTCGTACTAAGTTATTATCTATCACTCAAGCCAAGAATATGTTCCCAGATGCGCTTAAAGACATCAAAAAAGCTGAAGATATACAAGAATCTCTTATGGGTGAAGAAACTCTGTTAGGTATGCAAATGGGCAACAAATACAAGAATGTAGACCCTAACTATGGTTTTAAGAGCATGGAAGCCTATAATATGGATGCACATCAGAAAAAGATCCGTATTGTAGAGCTATGGGAAAGAGAGTATGAGAAAGAATTTTTTATTGTAAATCCAAAGTCAGGTCGTTTTTCTCAAGAAGGTTTTAAGACCAAAAGAAAAGCAAATGAAGCGATAAGGCAGATCATGGAAAGACCTGAGATGGAAGTTGCACCTGTAGAACTTCAAGTAGCTACAAAGACAGTACCAAAGACATATGTTACTATCTTTGCAGGTGCTAGGATCTTACAGGAAAAAACACCAAATCCTTACAAACATAATCAGTTTCCTTTAATACCATTCTTCTATACTTTTGAAGATTATGGTAATACTGTAGATACTTTTGGGTTAGTAGAAAATTTAAAAGACCCTCAAAGAGAAAAGAATAAGCGTAGGTCACAAGCCTTAGATATTATTAATCGTTCTCCAAAGGGTGGTGGTATCTTTACAGGAAACAAGGTAACTGCTGAACAGATGAACAGAGCTTCTGCGAACGGGGAATGGATCGGGATTCCTGGTTACAAAGGAAGAATATCTGATTTTATGAGTCAGTGGTCTAATCAGCATACAGCACTTGTACCAACAATAGCTTCATTTGAACAGCGTAGTGATTTCGATGCAAAGGAGATAAGTGGTGCTACAGACCCAATGATGGGTAGGGCAACATCTTCAACAGAATCAGGACTCGCTGTACAGACTCGTATTCGTCAGGGAATGAATACTTTGATGGAACAAATGGAGAACTTAGATACTTGTAAGAAGAATACGCTAGAGATGGCGATAGTAAATATGCAACAGTATTACTCTGTAGAGAAGATACAAAGAATTATCGGTTCAGAGTTTGAATCAGTTGAACCTGAAGAACAAGCACAAGTGAACCAAATTATCAACAAATTTTTAACGAACTTTTCGAACATGGAGTTTGATGTGGTCTTAGATCAAGGTCAAAATACTCCTACGATGAGAGCGTTAATGGCGAACCAGGTTGGGGAATTAGTTCGTAATGGATACGCTAGCTTATTTCCATTATTCGTAGAACTATCCGACATGGAAGCCTCCGATGAGATACTGGAGAAGTTTGAGCAGGAAAGACAAGCTCAGACCCAGTTACAACAACAACAAAAACCCCCACAAATGAGTGGAGAAGGAGTAATGTCAAATGAATAAATCTGAGTTTCAATATATTGATAAGGAAAAAGAACTATCTGGTGAAGAGTATGATGAAAGTTCTCCTGTAAATGAAGAAGCTGAGGTTGAAGCAGAATCAACCGAGACCCCAGAATCAGAAGAGCAAAAGTTACAAGTAGGCGATAATCAATTTGATTCCGTTGAAGAGCTTTTGAAGTTCGCTGAGGAAAGGGATAAGTCTTATACTAACTTACAAAGCCTAAACGGCAGACAGACCAATGAACTTGGTGATCTGCGCAAGATGGTAGAAGATCTACAGACCTCTATGCAGCCTCAAGAAGAGCCTGAAGTAGAACCTGAGTTCGATGAATACGATCCTGCAAAGCAGAAAGAGTATATTGAGTATATGGCTGCTAAAAAAGCACAAGATATAATTGAACAGCGTTTCCAAGTTGAAGAAGCAAAGAAAGCTGAGACAGAGTATAATAGTGCTATGGATGCAATGATGAATGATTTTATTGAAGCACACCCAGAGTTAGGTCAAGACGAGTTAGCGAAGATAGCTGCATTTGGCGATGAAAGAGGCATCACTTTTATAGAGGATGCTTATAATGTTTGGAACATTCAGAATCAACAACCCGTTGATGCTGCTCCGAACTCACAGGTAGATAAAGCCAAAAAAGCAACGGAAGCAACAAAGATACCGACCACACTGTCTAATGTTAGTACAGGAAACGAGTCGGACACAGACTACGATAGTCTATCTCCAGAGCAATGGGCAAAGTTACCTGATGATGTTCGCAGAAAAGCGTTGATGGATGTTAGTTCTGGGTTTTAGTTAAAAACCTCAATGCTATAAGGAGTTTAGTATGGCAACAGATTGGGCATCAGGCTTAGAGGTCTCTCGGTGGGCGAAAGAACTCTCAGTCGAAGTCGGTAAAGAAATCTATTTTAGTAAATTTATGGGTGAAGGGCCAGGAAGCGCAATTCATGTAAAGCAAGTAGAAGAAGGTGTAGGTAAAGATGTTACCTTTGGTCTTGTACTTCAGCTTACAGGAAGTGCTATTACTGGTGATTCAACATTAGAAGGTAATGAGCAGGATCTTGCTACTTACGCTAATACAGTCTCTTTAAATCAAAAGAGATTAGCTGTAAGGGATACAGGAAGATTTGAAAACAGTAAAGTGCTTTACAATTTTAGAAGCACTGCTTTAGATCTTCTTAAACAGCAGTATGCAGAGCTAATTGATGCTGATATTTTCTCAGCATTAACTCAGACCAGTGGTACTCATGCGTATGTAAGAGCTGATTCTTCAGATGGAGCTACATATGCATCTGCAGATCCAAAAGGTGACTTAGCAGATACTGATAAAATCACTTTAGCTGATATTAGTGCAATGAAAACTATTGCAAAGCTAGGTGGTGCTGCAAACTACAAGATCAGACCAGTCAGAGTAGATGGTGAAGATTACTATGTTTTAGTAGTTCATCCAGAAGTTGCTTATGACTTGTTTGAGTTAGATGAGTTTCAGCAAATTCAGAGAGAAGCTCAAGTTCGTGGTAACAGTAATCCATTATTTTCAGGTGCTTTAGGTATCTATAATGGTGTGGTAATCCACTCTCACGAAGGTGTAAGTACCTTCACTGATGGTGGTGGATCATCTGTAAAAGGTGCTAGAAACATCTTTATGGGCGCACAAGCAGCTTGTTTTGCAGATAATGGTGCTATGAACTGGATCGAAAAGACTTTTGACTACGGAAATCAGTTAGGTATTTCTGCAGCAAAAATCTTTGGTGTAGGTATATCTGATTATAACAGCAAAGACTATGGTGTTATACAGTATATGACTGCAAGGACAGATCTGTAATCAATAACCTAGAGGGGGATTAACCTCCCCCTCTTTATTGGAAATATTATGACCTTATCAGAAATAACAACAGAAGTCAGAAATATTACAGGTGTAGACTCTTCATCTGTTTTAGCTGATTCAATCATACATGACCTTATCAACGAAGCTCAGTTTCAGCTTTGTGATGAGGCAAACCTATTACAAGGATATGCAACTCGTAATTCAGTTGTAGACCAGAGTGAATATCCAATGAAAACAAGTAACTCAGATACGGTTACAGATTGGACAGTGTATCAAACTAATTTATCTAATGGGAACACTGCTAGTTCTTCTTTAGAGCAAATGACCAGAATATTCAGAGTAGAATATGATGGTAGTATTTGTCAGAGAATAGGTATTAATGAAATCAATGATATTGCAGATGACTCTTCTATGAGCAATATTACTACAGATAAAGCATTTTACATACATGATGATAAATTAGGAATCTTTCCTACTCCTACTGAAGTAAAAGAAATAAAAGTATATTATTATAGGTTACCACACAAGATGTTTCAAGATGCAACTTGTGATATTGATGACAATAGTGCTGATATTACAATGGATAGTACCTCTTTAGTTAGAGAGGGTATGAGTGTTACTGGTGCTTTAGTTAGTGGAGAGTTTTTTGCATTAACTATTACAAGTGGTACTGCAGTTAGATTAAATGCAACTTTAAATACTACAGATGGTTCAGATCACGACAATACTACTCTTACTTTTGGTAAACCAGAGATTGATGAGCGTTATCAAAGAATATTAATTTACTATCCTTGTTGGAGAGTCTCAGAAAGACTTAGAGACCTAAATTTAATTTCATATTTTAAAAATGAATGGTTAGAGCAAAAACAGCGAGTAATACTTGAAAGACAATCCAGAGATGGAAGTACAGTTCTAACTGTTCCATATAACGACTTTTAATGGCTAGAAAAACTATAAGAGATTTTTCAGGTGGTTTAGTAAGCTATCAATCTGAATTAGATATATCAGATAGTCAATTCCAAGAGTTTGATAATGCTATCAATACAAAGCGTGGTAGTGTTACTAAAAAAGGTACTACTGTACAAAAATCAGATAGAAATACCTCAATAAGTCCTGTTAGCACAGAGTTTACACGCTATCGTACTGAAAAAGATGGTAGCAGTAACGATGTAAGTACAGAATGGTGGATACTTGCTAACGCTGATAAAGTATATAGAGCAGATGTTGCAGACGGCACTTCAGGTTCTTGGACTACAATAAACACTTATTCTACTTTTGGTAGTGAAATGATTGATGATGGCACAGCGTTTGCAACAAGTAAATGGAGTTTTGGTACTGGTTGGAGCAGATTTGTAGGTGAAAGTGATGTACAGGCATTATATACTACTGGATCAGGAACTGGAGCATTAACTCAAACTAATGCTAACATGGTTTCTAGTCTTAAGAAAAATAAAATATATAGATTACAATTTACCATAGACTCAGCAGGATCTCCTGGTAAAGCAGGTATTGAGATTAAAAATTCAACACTAACGGAAACTTATGTAGCAAGAGCAGATTATGGTATAACAACTCACACAGTGTATTTTTCACCAAAAGAAAGTAATGGTGGTATTGGATTTTTTGCTCAAGCTGCAGATGGAGGCCAAACAGTTACATTTAAAATAGATGATGTTAGTATTAAAGAGTTTCCATGCCACGACCTTTTAGTACATAATCAGATACTAAGAATCAGTGATGGTGCTTTTTTAAATGACCCTAAGTGGTATGGATATATTAAAAGAGATACATTTGGTCAAGGATTAACTTTATCTCACTATCGTTGGAGAACACCTCCAATGTCTGCTGCAGTCAATAACTGGTTTTTAAAAGATACAGAACTTACTCCTCCTATTGTAGTACCAATGAAGTACGCATTTGATCAGAATAATGATATAAATGCAGTAAATGAGGTAGGTATCTTTGTATATTATCCAGATGAAACTACACTGAATGGAGACTTAGTAGATACTAAACTTATTCCTGATACTACTGCAGGAACTTTTTCTGATAAAGATAAATATACAGTTACATTTTTATATGACTATGTTCAAGAAAGTGAACTAGCAAGAGATGCAAATGGAGATATAGGGGTATTCGCTCAAAATGCTCCATTATCTTCAGGAGCTAGATGTCCAGGCATACAATTAGTGCCATTTACAGGGACTTCACTTGCAAGTTGGAACGAAAGAATTACAGGTATTAATTTATATTGGCAACCTGAAGATGATGTAGATTTTTATTTAGTAGCTACTTACGATATACAAGATGCGTTTTCAGATGATCCTAGAGCTAAAGATTCTACAACTACAAGTGTAATTCGCAAAGGTATTACCGTTACTTCTAACTCTGGGTATTGGATACCATGTTTAGAACCATATGGTGCAACGACAAATGATACGCAAGAATTAGATTCTACTCATGGTAGTCATTCTGCGACTACTTTAATTGGTGCATCAAATTGGAGTTCAGGTGCTTCAAATGCAGCACCAGATAAAGCAATTATTGTAATGCACGACATAGCAGATGTTACGAGCATGGCTAATTTTGCAGAAGGATTAGCAAGAACAATAACATATATTGCAAATATTAAATCACTATCTACAACAACACTAACCACAGGTACTTCAGCAGGTACTGTAAATTGGGGTAATTGGGTAGGTCAGACCTATACTGATCTAGCAAGTGATTATCATTGGAATCATATTAGTGGATTTGTATGCTCTGTATCTACAGACAAAGTAGCAACCTGGTATATACCAAATGATGGTCTAAAACTTGCAACCTATAATTCACTTACAGGTAGAGCTGCAGAAACAAGATTAAAGCCGATAAAATGGAATACAGCAACAGTAGTAGGTAATAAAGCATTTTATGGGAATATAGATTTTAAAGATGAGAACGATCAAACAATTCGTGAAAGAAATCGCATTGTCTTTACTGATAACTTTAAGCTCGATGAAGCCGTGGTTGGAACAAAGTTTTTGGATGTTGGTAAGAATGATGGGGATGAAATAACTGCGTTACATTCATTTC